ATGCCGATGACGACTGATCAACCGGCAAGCGGTGATAAGCCAGACTGGGTGGAGATCTTCGCCTGTCTGATGCGCTTTTCGGCCGCGCTCGAGGCATTTATGCCGCAAAAGGAGCCGCCCTCGTGGGTGCTGGAATTCGACCGGCTGGCCCGCACGATCCTGCTGGATGTGGAACTCCACCTGTTCAGCGAAACTCCGCCTCCGGTGGGATGGGTGAAACACGTCATGGCTTCTGGGGCTGCCTCTGACATAGCAAATGAGCCGCGCACCCCACCGGCTCACCTTACCCCTGAGCAAGCGGCCATTTGGCTGAGGGGATACGACATAGAATGAATCATCGGCATGGGCCGTTGGTGGAGTCGGTTTGCACCCGGCTCCACCGGATTTCGAACAACGCGGATTGCCGAAATCGAGGGCACACGGCGCCCAAGCGGACGTTACCGCATCCCCCCGCCCCGTTCAATCGCCAGCCGCGTCACGCCCAAAAGATTGGGATGGAGGCCGGCAAGGTGACGACGGCCGGGTGCTGGGCAGCTTCAAAAGCCCGCTAACCGGCGGAACTCCTGGATGTCGCAAAGTCTCAATTTTGTCCCAAAGCGTGTTGCGACACTTCCCCCGGCACGGTAGGTTCGCGTCCAGCTATGCCGAACCGAGTCATCGATCCCGATCTCCGCGATAAGGTCTTCGCAGCCGTTGATGCGGCAGAGAAAACCGGCACGGTATCGCGCCCGGCTCTTCTCCGGCAGTTCGAAAACTCAGGTCTCGCCCGTGCCACGATCTATCGCTGGGTAGAATCACGCATAAAGCAAATTGCGATAGAAAAAGCCCGCAAATCTCAACCCGTCGCAGTAGTGGTCGCAAAGGATGCGACACGCGCGATCGCGGCGTTGGGCAAGGCGGATGGGCCAATCGAATTCGCGCAACTTCTGCACCAAATTATCAACGACCTTCTGATGGTCCGCGCGATGTCGCTGACCGAAGATGGGAAACTTCGTAATCCGCGCCTGCTGATGGAGAGCGCTGACAGGCTGGGCAAGGCCCTCGATCGCGCGGCGCGGATCGGCGCTATCATGCGCGATCAGGAAAGGGAAAGCCGGACCGACCTGCACGCGCAATTCATGGATGAAATCCTGGATCTGGTCATGGCGGAACTACCAGACAAACGGGACCGCATCCTTTCCCAGATCGAGGGCATCCGGCAGAAATTCGCGGCGATGTCGTGAACAATCTAGCCGCACCGTGGGACGTGTTCGGCGACAAGATCCGAGAGCGCATGTCAGTCGCTGGCTACGCCGCGCCGGGCAGCATTCCTGAGGACATGACGTTCCTCGAATGGGTTCAGGATCTCGCCGACGCCGGGCTCAAGGTCGACGGGTTGCCGTTCCGCCTGGACGATCGGCCGACACTCCAGGCGCTTTACGAAGCAATTCCCACCACGATCGCGGAAGCTCAGCGACAAACGATCGTGGTGATGAAAGCCTCCCAGGTCGGCGCGACGGTCTGGGAAATGCTCGCTGACATTTACATGGCCTTGAAATTTGAGCCGTTGGTTGTGGGCATGTTCCTTCCGGATCAGGCCCTGGCCGGCGACAAGAGCGAGCGCCGGTTCATGCCGGTCATTCGGTCCATCCCGGACGTTTACAGGAAGCTGACCACGCGCATAACGCTGGACAACCCGCCCCAGCGCATCGGGGAGGGGAACATTCTGACGCGGATCATGGGGTCGAGCGCATTTCTTTTCCTTTGGACAACGGGACGAGTCACGACAGAATCACGGCCGATGGATCTGCTCTCGCTCGATGAGGTGCAGGCCATGTCGTTGGAGGAAATCGACAAGGTCTACGAGCGTATGTCCGCCTCTCGCGTGCGGTTTCGGATGATGCTGTCGACCGCGAATGTCCCGGATGCGGATATTGATTTTTGGTTTAAGCAGGGATCGCAGCAGTGTTTCCATTCGCGCTGTCCTGAGTGCGGAGCGGAAAACGATCTCTCCGCCCATTGGCCGGACTGCTGCATTTACAATGAGGGACAGATCCCCTCGGCCCCGATGAACGAGTGGGTTTACGTGTGCCCGGACTGTGCGGGATGGATCGAGGATACCCAGGACGGCCGGTTCATAGCGGCGAATCCGGGATCGTCCGTCCGGTCCTGGCACATCTCGCAAATCATCTCGCCCACCATCACGCCTCGAGATATGGCGGAAGCCTGGAACCGGGCCGTCACGGGTGACCAGCGCAAGACCTTTTTTAACCGAAAGCTGGGACGCCCCTACATCGACAGCGAACAGCTACCGGTCACGATGGCACACTGCCTGGAGTGCATGCGCCAAGGCATCGCCCTGGGACTGCGCTGGGACGTCGCCGGGCAGGACACTTACATGGGGGTCGACCAGATGGGCGGCTATAATGCCGTCATTATCAAGCGGCGGCTGCCGGACGGGCGCCAAGCGGTGGTGTGGGTCGAGGCAGTCTTTGACATTGACCCGTTCCGGCGCTGCGCCGAACTAATGGATCTCTACGGGGTGACGCTGTGCGTGGTCGAGCAGTTGCCCAACGTCAATGATGCGCGCCGTTTCGCAAACGAATTCCGGGGGCGGGTTTACCTCGCCGGGTATTCGACCGACCCGAAAACCGACATGCTCGTGTGGGGAGACCAGCAAACCCGGAGTGACCGGAAAACCGCAGAGGCGGACCGCACGCGCTACACCGTCAACCTGCAGCAATACAAGGCGATGCAGGCCAGCCTATTCCGGATCAAGAACTACCACACGCTGTTCCCTGACTCCGCGCTTCTCGAGCAGGACGTGATCGAGCGGGGCGAGCGCAAGCGCCTTCAAATCGTGCGGGACTGGGTCTTTCTTCATTTCACGAAAACCGCCTTGGTGGTTGACATGGATGAGGAGACGCGAGCGTACAAGCCGCGCGTCGTGAAAATCGGGATGGACCCGCATTTCAGCTTCGCGAACATGCTGTGTGATGTCGCTTGGTCGAGGAACCACGGAATGTCCAGTTTTATCCTACCGGAAAACGTACCGCGCGGCGGGAAACAGGAGCCAGAAACGCCAATGGCGCAAAAGTTGGCCAAAAACATGCCGGGTATTCCGGCCAGCGTTTTGCAAATGATCGACGACGGGGTGCGTGAGGGCACTTGCGGCCGTTGTGCTGAGTTTGATAAAACCAACAAACAATGCACGCTTCGGGCGATAGGAGTTACGGCGGATATGGTTTCGTGCGTTCTTTATGACCCGGCGCCGCGCCGGTAACCAACCTACGGAGGAATATGAAAAATGCGGCGGATCAAACTGACAGCGGAGCAGGCCGATAGCGTTCTGAAGGACGGCGGCACTGTGCACAGTTTGGAAAATACCGGTTTTGGAGTCTTGGTCGGGTTCGACTTCTCGCGCCAATATACCAGGGAATTTTTGCTGCGCGAGGCCAAATTTATAGAACTGTCCGGGCCTTGCGGCCAATCCGTGAATCACGGGCTCGTAGTGTTCGATAGAGCGTGGAAAGGCATATTCCTCGAGACGGACCCAACCAAGATTGCTGCGTTTGAACGTTGGGCAGAAAAGCATCCTGAGTGCTGGCTGCTGACGGCGGCGACATCCTCAGTCATAGGGAGTGGATCATGAAGGACTGCGGGCATGGCTGGGTCCATCCCCACCCGGCCAAAATCAAGGCGCGCTGCGGCGGTCCGGGGATGTGTCCCCAGTGTGCGGAGGACCTCAACGAACTGAGGAATCAAAAGATAAAGGAAGCCCTTTCCATGGCTGAGTATCGTTCGCCATCCACCATATACCTTGGACCAGTGGAACCGCCTCGGCCGCAACCGGTATTTCCGCCAGTCGGCTGTATCTGTCCTCCAGGGGCGAATGCGGCATGTGAGCGCCCGGACTGTCCGCGCAAGAACCCGCTGAAGGATACTTTCGGCATTCCGCGAGTTGGATAAAACCATCACCACCCACTTGACGTGAAAGCGCTCTGGCGGTAATAACTCGCTTAAATAAATCGCCGATTGGAGGATGTGGCCATGGGCGTAGAAAACCTTTTTACCATGATCAACGAAGGCCGTGTTATCCGGCGCAAGTGGACTGATACTGATTCCGCCGGCCGTGAGCTTGCCTGCCTGCTCGCAGCCATTTCCCCAGAAGTCGCGGAGACTTCTGATCCGGCCAGATGCCCCGCTACTATCATGCCGGCGTGGTTGGCATACCTCACACCATGGATGGATGATTGTGGCAGTGATGCCGCATGGCCCGGCATGATTCGCCGGTATGCTGATCTTGCCGCCCGCTGGCATGTGCTAACTGACGAAAAATGGTCACGATTGGAGTTAACGGCAAAACGAATCATCGTTGAGTCAGTGATACCGTATGCTGGTAAATCCGAACCTGCCGTTACCGCTGTATTGACCCTACTGCGACGCGCTGAGTCAGGTGATAGAGCGCCTTGCGAAGAATGGGAGGCGGCGCAGGTGCGGGCGGCGGCGGAGGCTGCGCAGGCGGAGACGCAGGTGCAGGCGGCGTGGGCGGTGACGTGGGCGGAGGCGGCATGGGCGGCGGCGGCATGGGCGGCGGCGGAGGTGGGGGCGCAGGCGGCGTGGGCGGTGACGTGGGCGGCGGCGTGGGCGGTTAGGGCGGTTAGGGCGGCAGCGGAGGCGGAGGCGGTTAGGGCGGGTAGGGCGGCGGCGGAGGCTATAACGACCGCGATTCTCGACGCAATTGAAGCTGCAATAGTGTTGCGGGAGCAGCAACTGGCCGGCGCCTAAAATCACCAATTGGAGGATACAACTGTGGATCTAAATACCCTATCCGACGAGGAACTGGATGGCAAGTTCGATCGTTTGATCCTGCGAGATCAAGCATTGACCGGTCCGGAATACGCTCGCATGTCAGAGATTACGGTCGAGATCCGCGAGCGCATGTGTGGCAACCGGCCGGCGCCTCCGTCCAGCCTGCCTATTGCCTAGTCGACGATAACCGCTGTAGGACGCACCCCCATGCCCCATGACCAGCCAGCAGAATCGCCGTCCGGATTTACCATTCGGCTCTGGACCGACCCGCCGATAACTGACGGTCGCGGGAACGCATGGCGGATGACGCGAGATGGTCATGTGACAATCAACGGCATCCGTGATTTTGGCATCGCTGGCGTAAACCAAATGACTTATGCGCCACCGATGATTTGCGCATTCCTGATGGTCGGCGGGATCTGGATGGCCAAGGTTCGACCGAACGAAAACTGGGAGGAACTGCCGAACGGTCCGCCCAGCGCCGAAACCACGGCCAATGCGCTGACCGACCTCGGAAAGCGTATCGACACTCTGGCTCGGGCCATCCTTGCTCAGACTCAAGCCAGTCAGGCCGCCGAAGACACTATCGCCAAGGGAGTTGAGTCCAATCAAGACGCTTTAATCCGATTGATCGACTTCCTGACGCGAGACCAGACGCCCTCAAGCGTCCGGTTCGTCGTGCCTTACTACATCACCCCAACAGGAGAACATATCCCCATGGCTGTCAACATCAAGGATAACGTCACCAGCGTCATTCCGCTCGAATTCGACAACGTCGCCGGCACTGCGGTTCCGGAGCCCTCGGGCGATAACGGCACAGTCTCGATCGACAATGCGGCCTTTACTGTCACGCTACAGACCTCCCCGCTCGCGGTCCTGGTTACCCCAGTGCAACCTCCCCAGGACGGTCAGGTCGGCACCATCACCTACACCGACACCCTGGCGGACGGCCGCGTTCTGACGGCAACGCTCGCTGGCGTTACCATCAGCGCAGATGTCGAAGCCGCGTCCGTGCATTTCCGTGACGATCAGATCACCACCATCCCGATTGCTGCGGTGGCTCCCCCACCCCCGGCGGCTCCTCCCCCGGCCGGCCCGTAACTGACATCGAGAGGATAGTCGCGTCCGTCCGCCTGGGGACGTGACTGCTGCAAGGGGCGTTCCTTTCTGCGAGAGGAGCGCCCCTTGTATTTTGTGTATGTTTTTGCTTGCACGAATCCATGCAATACCGTAGTCAGGAATTGCGGACGCGCCCTCTGGGCCTTCTGCCTTTTCTTGGACGTTTCCTCCTATTAAACTAACGGTCCTTCGGGGCCGTTTTTTTTGGTCGTGATGCGACAATGCCAAAATGGCAGACGATCCGCACACCACCGCTTTCAACCACGCCGCCCCGGCCGATGAGCGCTTTGACGCCAATGCCGCGATGGCCCGCAGCTATCGCCCGGCGCCATCATCGCTGATCCCCAAGGATCAGATAATGGACGCGATCCGGGTCATTAATGATGGGCTCGAGGAAGGGGCGATGCTCAAGGCCCGCGACAACATAGTGACCTTTCCAGCGGCCCGGGGTAGCTGGTCTGGCACAGAGTCGAGCAAGTCGAATAAGCGAGGCATGCAGTCGGTCTACATCGACGACTTGCAGATTTTCGCGAGCGGGGACTATTTCGAAAAGCCCACGCCAATCGGCTTCGATGCGCTGCGTCAAATGTGCGACCAGACGCCTATCCTGTCCTCCGTCATCATGACCCGCATCAGGCAGGTCAACCGGTTCTGCGGAATCTCGGAGGATGGTGGCCCCGGGTTTGAGATCCGGCACCGGGACCGCACGCACATCCTGTCGTCGACGGAGAAAACCACCACCGAGTTACTCGGAAAATTCATCAGCAATTGCGGCTGGGAATTCAACGCTAGGGCGAGGAAAAGGCTGAAGCGGGACACGTTCGCCCAATTCATGGCGAAAAACATCCGCGACAGCCTCTCGATGGATGCGGCGCCGATCGAGACCGAGATGAAGCGGAACAAGAGTCTCGGCATTGACGGCTTCTATTCGGTCGACGGGTCGACCATCCGGCTTTGCATGGAAGACGGCTATCAGGGTGACGACGAGATTTTCGCGCTGCAGGTGGTGAACGGCCGGATAACCACGGCGTACAACAACGACCAGCTTATCTACGAGGTTCGCAATCCCCGGACTGACGTCCGCCTGGCGGGATACGGGCTGGCCGAACCCGAATTACTGATCCGGATTGTCACCGGTTTTTTGAACGCGATGACGTACAACATCAACGGATTTGATCAGAACTCCATCCCCAAAGGGATGTTGCACCTAAGCGGCGATTACGGACAAGAGGACATGGCCGCATTCAAGCGCTACTGGAACAGCATGGTCAGAGGCATAAATAATGCCTGGGCTATGCCAGTAATGATAAGTAAGGACCAAGAAAGCAAGGCATCATTCGAAAGATTTGGTGTCGAATTCAATGAGATGTATTTCGCCCGCTGGATGACGTTTCTAACCTCGATCGTTTGTGCCGTATATGGAATGGACCCGGCGGAAATAAACTTTGAAAGCTTTTCATCGCAAAAATCATCCCTATCTGGTGACGATACCGGAGAAAAACTCGCGGCCGCTCAGGATAAGGGGCTGCGTCCGTTCCTGTCGTATTATGAGAACATGCTGACTGATTTCATCATTCAGGATTTTTCGGAAAATTACGTGTTCCGTTGGACCGGGCTTGATGAGGAAGATCCGGCGCAAGCCTGGGA